GAGTTTAATTTCAAGAACTCTAAAGATGAGTTTAATCAGCTTAATGTAGAAGCTACAAGATATTATTTCGTATCTGGAATAGAGTTCGAAAGAGAACATTTGGTATATAACCCATTTATATCTTTCTCAGACTATTCTCCAGCAGATAATACAGTTATTGTATTAGAGGATGAATTCAATAGACTTGTTAAGCATCTAGCTATAGCTTTTGATAAAGATGGAAAACCTTTAAGAGTTAAATTTAAAGAACTCCCTTATATCAAACAACTTAGTGAGTTCTGGAGAAATACGACTCCTATGTTTGGAGTAATAGAAGACTTCTATAGAGATAATAAGAATCAAATCTTTATGGATCATCTCATCAAATGTGCTGCATTGTTTAAATATATAGATTATATTTATAATGGAGCTATTGATTTAGATGATATTCTTTTACCATTACTATTTACTATGGAATGCACTTATGTACCATTTATGACTGAGTATGTATCATATGAAGATTGCGAAGATAAAGAATGGGCATCTAAGCTTAAATCAGATGAGGAGATTCCAGTAGATAAAGAATGCGAATATTATTTCTATAGAAATAATATGGAAAAGGAGATTCCAGCTTTGAAGAAGAACGAAGCCCAACATATTAAAAACATGGCAAAGAGTATTAAAGATATCATGAACTTTACTTTTGATACAAATATTAATAATTGGAATAACAACGTTCCTAATATTGTTAAAATTGCAGCTATCGTTAAGAACTTCGAAAACGAATGGCTCAAAGAAGACAAAGAGGTAGAGGCTTAATGCCTCTATCTTTTTTATTCATTAGGAAGTCTAAGACTTCTAATTAACCATGTTTGAAAGGAAAAGATATTTTATGAGTTTTTATGATATCACATCTAATGTGTTAATATATAATGCTGTATTTTCTATGATAGCATCTATATTCATAGTATTACTATATAAATTCAAAGGTACCAGAATAAAGAATACTTTATATAAGATTGTAGCTTTGGCATTTATATTATTTATGATATTAACCTTCTTCTATCTATTTATGATGGGATTCTTATATATTATCTCTAATCTATTTTTATTCTAAAAGAGAAGGTGATGATATTGTCTGTTGCTGGTCAGAATGCAGACACGTTTTTACTAACACCGAATGTCCTTAATTCTTCTAGTCCTAGTGGAAACCCCATATATACATCCGATGTTATAGGTTGGGCATGTCTTTTGCTAATATGCTATGCTTTAATAAAAATTAGTTTATATCTATACAGGTTTGTATATTATTCCGAAGAAAGTGATAAATTCTTGAAAGGTATAATAATAAGTATTTTTATTACTACCTTTGCAGCTATAGTCTTTTTATTAAAATTAACAATTGGGTTTCTAGAATAGGAGTGTATATATGAGATTATTACGTCTTAGGTTGGAAAACTATATAGGTATATATAATGGTATGGGATTGAATCATATAGAAATAGATTTTTCTAAATGTATTCATAAAGTACTAATAATCAAAGGGGATAATGGCACTGGCAAGTCAACTATATTTAAAGCCTTAACACCATTGGCCGATTCTTCTATAAACTTTATACCTGATAAAACAGCTATCAAAGAAATAGCTTATGAAACAGATTTTCAAACGATACTAAATATAAAATATGAGTCTATTGTAAAAGACGGTATTCGCCGTCCAACCAAATGCTATCTTAATAGACTAAATCCTGATGGGAGTATTGAGAATTTAAATCCGTCTAATAATATAACTACTGCTAAAGAAGTTATATATGATATATTAGGGATAGATGATAACTTTATTACATTATCTCAACTATCAGCAAATAAAAAGGGATTAGGCGGTTTAAAGCCATCTGAGAGAAAGAGATATGTAAATTCTATTATATCGTCTCTAGCCGTATTTAATAATATTCATAAGATGATTAGTACCAAATCTACAGTACTTAAATCTATTATAGATTCTTATGTAACTAAACTAAATCAAATTGGAAATGTTGCGATAGTAGAAGATGCTATTAAAAAAGACACATTAGCTCTTAAAGAATTAGATAATAAGAAAAATGGTCTTATTAGTGAAATAGCAACTATAAAGGCAGAGTTAGCTAGATTAGATACTAGTGGGAACTTCCTTAATGATTATAAAGATCTCTCAATGAGGAAAATTATCTTAGAGAAAGAAATAAGAGAACTTCCAGATATAGAAGAATACTCTGAAGAGAAACTAATTCAATATGAGAAAGATATGGCCAGATATGAGGCTAATGAAGAAATGCTTTCTTCAAGAGCTAAAGAAATTCTAGATAATGAATTAGAACTTTCTAACAATGTTACTGAGCTACAGATTAAGCTAGATTCTTTGTACGATAAAGATCATATGGATGATCTTAACTCTAAGATAGAATCTACTAAGAAAGAATTAGAATCTTATAAACCATTCTTCTCATTATTTGAAACTTATAAGAATATTTCTGAGCAAGATTACGAAACAGTAAAACTTGTAATAGAAAAATTCAATTCTACAGTAGAAACTATTTTTCAAACTTATTCCGAAACAGTAAGAAAAGAATCTATGAATTCTTTAAGAACTGGTAAGAATGAAGTTATTTTAGATCATACTGAAATATTATCAGGATTAGAAAAGCAATTAGAGGATCTTAGAACAGAAAAACGCGATGTAGAATTCTTAAACAATAGATCCAAAGATTATAATAAAATACCAGATGATTGTAATCATAAATCTGATTGCCCTTTTATTAAAGATATAGTAGAAGCCAAAAATCTTCTTAAAAGTAGACAGTCTTTATATTCTTTATCTACCAAGATAAGTTCTACATTAGATGCTATTGAATCTGCAAAGAATTTAGCAGAAGAGAATATGATGAGGACTCAGTGTCTTTATGAAATGAAATCTATATTAGAATATATTCAGTCAATGTCTAAGATTATCAGAAAATTCCCTGGAACTGAATCTTTAGATTCTATCAATACGTTATATCATAATATAGAGTATGGGATAAGATTGAATTTTGAATCTGTAGACAAATATCAAGAGTTTAAAAATATCTCTACTATTGTATCTGCATTAGAAGATGATCTTCATTCTTATGAAAGTGCTAAAGAAAAATTAATTTCTGCAAATGCTGAAATAAGAATTTTGCAAGAAAAAATAGATAATGATTTGAAGAATTTATCTTCTATCCGTGATTCTAAAGTAAGCGTACTCGCCGAAATTGAGAAGATTAGAAGTTCTAAATTGGAGATTAAATCTGTTCTGGACAGTATCAGATATGCTAAGATAAATAAAGAGAAATTTGAAGAAGTTTCTGAAGAATTGCAATCTATAACTTCTAAGATAGATTCTATGGAAAAAGATACAGTTGCTATTAAAGAATTGACTGATAGGCTAAATAGAAGAGGTGCTGAACTATCTGCTTTACAAAATACCGATCTTCCAGCATTAACTAAAGCTATCGAAGAGAATAAGTATCGTATTGTATTATTTGAGCAATATACAAGAGACTCCCAAGAGTATGGAGCTAAGTATAATGAGATTCAAATGATCAAGAAATATACTTCTATTCATGGTATTCAAACAGTATACATGTCTGTATTCATGAATAGTATACTTAATATGACTAATGCTTTACTAACTCTATTATTTAGAGGAAGATTTACTTTACAACCATTCATTATTAATGAAAATGAGTTTAATATTCCATGTGCCGATAGTGAAGGCAGAGTAAGGGAAGATATCTCATTAATGAGTGATAGCCAATTGTCTATGATTTCTATGCTTATATCTTTCGTATTATTAAGAAACTCTTCTAATAAATATAATATTATCAAACTAGATGAAGTTGATGATAATTTAGATAATATGAATCGTATTCAGTTCTCTATTCTTATAGAGCAGATCATGATCGATTTAGGATTTGATCAATGTCTTATTATCTCTCATAATAATGAACTAGATCTATCTAATACTGATATAGTAATTTTAAAAATGGAATCTCAAGAAATGATTGATTCTTTATATAATTCTGGCGGGAATATCGTGTTCTCTTATAATGAATATAAAAGATAGAGACTTCTCAAACTCTATCTCTATCTTTTATATATTCGGGGTATTAAAATGATTACAAATAAAAACTCTCAACCTGAAGAGATTGATGAATTAGAGATCATCGAATCTATAGAAAAAATAAATCAAGTAGAATTTAAAATGAATTCTTTCGAAAGAAAATTAGATGAATTTGAAAAAGTAATAAACGGATTCAGTTCTTCTACCAATAATGCTGTTAATATTTTTAAACAGTCTGACTCTCTCACTAATAATGAATTACTTAAGATTAAAAATATTACTGATGAATTGGAAGAAAATATGCAAAAACTAGATTCCGATTATTCTAATTTAAAATATTTTGCTATATTCTCTGGCATCATAGGCACTATGTTTATGATAATATCGGTTGTTCTAATATTCCATATAATAAATAATAGCTGATATAGAGGTATGAAAGAATGGGATTATTTACTAATGAAGATATTGATGATTTGGAGAAAGAAGAAATCATCGATCAGCTAAAAATAAAAAATGCAGAAAGTATTGAAACTTTCTTTAAAGAGATAAATACTGGATTTGGCGGATATAATGCAAAATATATAGACGTTTTATACTTTGCTGACCCTCCTACATATAGAAGGATAGCCAGAAATTTTAATGGTGATTATAATATGACTGAAGAGTCATCTCCAAAGACTGTTGAAGAGTATTCTAAAGCTAGCCATATACCAGATAATCTTATATTTGATAACGCTTTTAGAGTTATTAATGGTCATATACAACAAGAAGATGTTCCACTCTTTATTCCTAGAATATATTGTGTTCCATATGATAAAGATTATTTCAGTAAAGAAGATCCTATTGGAGTTCTATATGAACCGACAAGATTTACTGAAGTAATAAGAATAGATCCTCTTAGTAACCACGATGTAGATAATGTATATAAAATAGAAACTAAGAAAGTTAGAAATTCTGAATATGTGGAATATATAAGGTATATTATGGATTCAGTGGCAGATTCTGATCTTGCAGGATTTGATGAAGTTAAAATTAATGATAATAAAAAACTTGTCGATAGTTATGATAATGATAACTTTGTTATTATAGCAGATACTTGCAGAACTAGCTTGATATCTCACGATACTAAAAATACTATCTATTCTATAATGGATAAAATACGAAACAATAATAACAATAACACATTAGCATGTGATTTATTGGCTAGAGTATTTTTAAAAAATACATATATCTTAGCTAGAGGAGAGCTATATTCCCCTCCAGAATACTATCCTAAAGAAGAGATATCTATTTATGATATACAATATAGCATAGGATTAGATCATGGTGAAAGAACTTTATATCTTATAGAAGTAGGATCTAAAATAAAAGAATATAATTCTAATTCTTATATAGACGAATCTAATAATAACCCATATAATATCAGATGTGTTGATAAGATTAATAGTATAAAAGAGACATTAATTATTGCGATACTTGCTATTACTACAATAGCAATATTGATCTATTCATTCTTAACTAAATAAATTATAAAATGATAGAGGAATACCATAACGGTATTCCTCTTATTTTTTTTTATTTATTTTTGTTTTTTGGATTTTCATATTCCGAAGGTTTGATAGATTTGAACCCAGGGATTACTGTTACATCATATTTATTTTCGCTTTTAGCAGTAATAACTTTTGCAGAGTCAATACCTTTACTATCAAATATGAAGAATACTATCGCAAATTTATCTCCATAATTTAAGATCTTATAAGCAGTAGCAGTCCCAAGAGAAACTTCATTTGCTTTATGCTTTATAAGCATAGCAGATTGATCTTCTGTTTTAGCATTAGACCCATAATAATCATTAAAGATATCATTGGATTTATAGCCCTTAGTTTTACCAAACATAGCTACATTTGGAATATCTTTAATCATTTGACGTAATTTAGATTCTACTGCAGGAGTGATTCTATAATATTTGCGGAAATACTCTTGATCATGTTTATCTCTAATACCATTAGGAATTAGTCTAGGATCGATAGAGCTTATCCATTTCTTTGTTCCAAGAGTATGATCACCCATGAGAAAGTTTCCTATAGCATTATGAGCAACAGTTTCAATACTTTCGTTTAATTTAAATAATGCCATAATTATTTTTATTATCCTTTATCTAAACACAATACGGCCATTTTTATCATTCATCATTTTATCAAATTCTTCTTTAGTCTCTTTTCCAGTAAAAACATAATCGTTTGTTTTGCCTTTTCCATTAGTTTTGGCTTTTTCAATCATGTCTTTAGTAGATTTAAGACCCTTAGATGTATGATCTCTAGCAACTCTAGTAAATCCTAAATCAATATCTAGATTATTAATCTTTCTATCATGAGCTTTAAGTTTTTCTTCACGTTTGAAGAATTTATTTCCAACCCATCTTGTTGCTTGAAGTAATTTTTCATTAATCCATTTAACAATACGAGTTAACACAGATAGAATCTTTTTAATGATGCCTTTAGATTTATTATCATCAGTAAGCTTATACTTTTCTTCAAAGCGTTCAATAGCAGCTTTAAAAGATTCTAGTTTACGCTCTAACCAAGATTTAGGTTTTTCATCAATAAGCTTTTTCATTTGAGCTTCTTTTTCAGTAAGTTGTTTATTATATTTTTCTAACTGTTCTTCTTGCTCTTTTTGTTGCTTATTCAAAGAATCCAAATCTCTTTCTTCTACTTGAAGTGCTTCGCATAAAACAAATGTTTCAAATTGCTCTAGCAAAGCTTCTGCAGAAGATGTATTACAATCTTCATTTAATCTATACAATGCCATATTCGTAAATCCTTTCAATAATTTATTATACCATATGGGAGTAATTCCCATATAGTATTTTAATATTACTTATATTAATTTTCGTCGTCGTAATATACTCTTTCACGACTCCAAGCTTTATTACGGCGAGTTTTCAAATCTTTAAGTTCATTTCTTAATGCAGATTCTTTACCAGCAGCATTTTTCTCACGTCTGTTTTTGAATAATTTGCTATCTACAAAACGAGTAGCTTTGATCAATTTATCATTAATCCATTTAACAATACGAGTTAAAACAGATAAGATCTTTTTAATGATAGTTTTGGATTTATTATCTTTGGTAAGTTTATGTTTTCTTTCAAAACGTTCAATAGCAGCTTTGAAGGAAGTTAATTTACGTTCTAACCAAGATTTAGATTTGTTATCAATAACCTTTTTCAAATCTTGTTCTTTTTCGATAATTTTATCATGAAGATCTTCATATTTTTCTTCTTCAGCAGTAGCATCTTCTAGCATCAAAGAACCAGATGTTACTAATTCTAATTGTTCCAAAAGATTCTCTGCAGAAACTAAAGAACCACTTTCATTTAATTGGAATAATGCCATTTTTATATTCTCCTTTTACAGAATACTAAAATATTTTTAAAATTATTTTCAAAAACCTATATGAGGTTATTTGATCAGATTAATTAATTGTAAATACCTATTATAAATTAAGCTTAATATAATCCCAATCATATAAATAGGCTATTTTGTTATCACCATAAATATATTTTAATGGCTTATCTTTTGCTTTTAAAACCTTTATTTTGCAAAAGGTTTTTATTTTAACGGGATTTAAAACCCATATCTCTTTAGTATGAGCAACATCAGGAACTTGAGACTTTGAAGGCTTTTCAATTTTTAATCCGTTCATATTTAGTGGTGTATGAACATAAAATTCTTTTCCTTCAAGATTTTGAGACAAAGCTATCAAGCATCCATTTATAGAATTGCTAAAACAAACCCTTTTTGTTTTAGCATCTTCATATCCATTATCTGTAAGAAAATTTTTAGGAATTCTTGGTGTAAGAGTTTTTCCATCCATATTATTTTCTGATACAAAATATATTCTTTTGTATAAACCCATTACAATGACCAACTTTCCATTATTTAGATAATTTAAGTTTATTATTGATCTTTTCTAGAAGTGAATCTTTTTTAGTTTTATCAGATTCAGTATTCTTTTTAAGATTTTCCATAATCTTCTTATTACTATTAACCAGGCTCATGAATTTTTCACGAATATCTTTCTTAGGTTGAACGCTTGTGATAAATTCATCCCATGCTAATACATATAGTCTGAAAGAAGAACTTGTTAGATTGATTTCTTTTCTAAGAAGCTTATCAACCTTTTCCGTTTCTTTTTTGATATCTCTAATATCTTTTTCTATAATAGCTCTAGTTTTAGGAGAGATATCAGGACGTTTTAATTCCTCTTCCAAGATATCTATTTGTGTCATGATTCTAGATGCATCTGTAGGATGTGGTTCGCCAGTAATAATAGTTCCAAAGAAAGAACCCATTATATATTCAAGAGCAAACAATTGTCCTACTAAAGGAATTTTGTCCGCTAAACCATTGATACCATACCCAAGTGTTTCTGTTTTCATGAGTTTTATAGCAGTAGCAAACTCTACACCATATCCATTCATTGCTACAAATTTATCAGCAAAAGATTCATCCATGTAACCCATATAATTCATGACATGATTAACAGCAACTTGTTTTTTATTATCAGCAATATATTTTACATATGCTTTGCTATTATCCTTTATATAATCTAGAAGCTTATTGTGGAATATCATTTTTATACTATCAACTATTTTTTTCGCACCTTCAGGAACAGATTTTATATCACTTTTTATAGCCAGAATTGATGCAAATGTATCAAAACCTAAATACACTGGTTTGTATAATTGATTTCTTTTTGTTAAATTAGTCGCCCTTTTACCAAAATCTGTAGTATTAATTAGATGACTAAGCAATGCACCAAACTTTTCGAAATTTGATTTGTCATCCATACCAAAATATACATCTAGTTTTGTAAATAGAGATAGTATCATTGCAGTAGTTCCATACAAAGACCTTCCTGCATTATATTGTGCTAAGAAACTGATCGCCATCTGAGAAAAGTTATGACCAATTTCATGTAAAATAATAGCTAAAACTTGACCAGAAGACATTTTAGAATTAAATAAAAGCCCATCAGAAATAAATGATATACCATTAATCTTTGCAGATTCTTTATATCTTAATCCACTACTATCTAAAACATCATCAAAACTAGCAAGTCTGGTCATATCTAAAGAAACTGGATATGTGAAAGCATTAATTTGAGACATTCTAAGTATATTTACAGAAAAGGTTTCAAATCCAAACTGCTTTTCAAGACATCTCTCAAATTCTTTCCAGTCTTTATCAGTATATAATTCTTTAACGACAGAAGCTAGTCTTTGTCTATTGATTTTGAGTAAACCAATCATGCCTTTGGTATCATCTACTAGATAAGGTTTCCTAATCTTATCCAGTAGCTCTTCGGCCCTTTTGAGATATTTCGATTTTGGAACATAAGCTTCGCTTAATATTCCTCCCTCTTGAAAATCTCGAATCGTATATAATCCCATATTTTTTATCCTTTGCAAAGTTAAAAATATTAAATAAAAATATGACTTATATAAGTGTCATTCTTTATCATTTTATCTTTGTATCAAACAAGGCACTAATCCTAGACATTGTGATAATATCAGGAGGTGATATAATAAAATGCGAGGTTATAATGAGCTCGAATTACCTAATGCTAAGAAGACGATAGTCTTAGACCATCTTCCTTCTTTTGATATAGCAGATTATGATTTTACTAATGAAAAAGATCTGATGAAGTACTTCAAAAACATTGAACGTATTTGTCGATCTTCTAGATCTTATAAGAAATATATAGAATACTTAAGAAACTGTGTTGATATGACTAACTGTTCTTTCTATAAGAACGTAAATAATATCGATACGTATTCTATTAAGATTCATATACATCATTCTCCATTAACTTTATTTGATTTGGTAACAACAATCTATGCCAAGAGAGTTGCTTGCCAAGAAAATATTTCTGAGAATGCTGTAGCTAAAGAAGTTATGTTTAATCATTATAGATTAAACGTTGGATTAATACCATTATCAGAAACTGTTCATGAGTTAGTTCATAACGGATACCTATTCATTCCAACGAATTATGTATATGGAGATTATAAAACTTTTGTACAAATTTATGGGAAATATATGGATCCACAACTGAAAGCTACTTTAGAATATTCTGAAGCTATATCTAGAACTTATGATTATAATAAAGAAACTCAAGTATTAGATATGCATATGGTTCATATAGATCCATCTGGATCTTATGATTTCCCTAGTACAGAAGAAGTCATTAATAAACTTCAAACTAGAATCGATGAGATTGATAATTGTGCTACTGAAAATCAATATATGATTGATAAGAAATAAGATTAGGAGGATACTAATGGGATTATTATTTACAGAAGAAAAACAAGCTGTAAACTCTTTCAAACAATTTAACGAAGAGCTTCAATATATGATTGAAAATGATATGTTAGAACAAGGTCTTGCTAGACTAGTTCTATTTGGAGAAGAATATACTATTGAAGAAGAGTTTCAAGTTTCAAAAGAATTAAGAGCTATAGATGAAGAACGAGCTAATTTAGTTGCAGAACAAGTTTTATCTGAAGAAGTAACAGCTCCTATGCCAGATTTAAATAATGTAAAAAGCATGGAACAAGCTACTGCTCGTATTAAAGCTTTAACAAATCAACTTAATCAAAAAATTAAAGAACAACAAAATGCTGTTGCTTCTAAAAAAGGTTGGTTTGCTACTATTATCTTAAATCTAAAACGTGCTATCACTTGGCTAAAAGATAAAATTTCAAGTGGGTTCTTTAAAGCAAAACAAGCTGCTACTGGAGTATTTAGTAAAGATAAAGAAACTTCTTTAGCAAAAAATGAATGGAAAAGAGCTAATAGCCAATATAATACAGCTATTCAAAGAATGTAATTTTATAAAAGATATAAAAGCCTTGTAATGACTATTTATTAATGATTATTCTAATATATTATAGTGGTCATTAAAGGAGAATTATTATATGCTTCTAAAAGAATCTGACCTTTATGGGTCTAATGATTTCGACTTTATTGAATCTCTTGATTCTTTGAGCGAATCTGAAATGATCTATACTGCAAACATGGTTCCTATTAGACATATCGACCGTTTAAATCGTAATCTTATTCAATTAGAGGAGTTCGTGAAATACGGCACTTCTAATGGTATTACAAATGGTCATAAAGCTATCGGAGCTGTATGTGAAGCTAGTATGATTAGCAACGATTCCACTATTGGTTTCGTTGTAAATGAAGCTTCTCTTTATGAAGATGATGAATTAGTAGAGATTACTCAATCTATTAAAGAAGCTGGATATAAGGTATACATTACTCCAGTTTCTGAAAACTCTATTTATTATCAACAATTGATGGAAGCTTTTAACAAAGACTTTGAAGCAGAAAGCTTCAAAGATTCTTACCATCTACAAGCATATTGTGAAGGTACTGTTAAAGATAATCTTAACAAAATGAAATATGCTGTTGGTGAGATTGGTAATAAAGGTGCTAAGAATATTCTTCGTGTGAAGAATCATATTCAAACTGGTGCTGATGCAGTTAAAACTGCCGCTACTACTGCAGGAGATAGCGTAAAGACTTTAGCTAATAAATACTCTGCTGCTAAACAAGCTGTAAGAAACTTTACAGATAAAGCTTCTAAAGCTCCAGAGTCTTTAAAACAAACTGCAAATAATACTTTGCAAAAAGCTAAAGACACTGCTACTACTATTAAAAATAAATTAGTAGCAGTTAAACAAGGATCCTAATTTTTAAATATGGAAGGAGAACATGGCCATGTTTAACTCTGCTATTCAGACTCTTTCTGAAATGGCTATTGCTGATAATGGTACCAAAATTCCTCAAACTACAAAAGTATCTGTAGTTGAAGAAGTTAAATCTTTATTAGATGGCTTAGCTACCATTCCAGTTAGTGAATGTAAATTTACTGCTGAAATGGTTCCAGTTCGCGAATCTAAAAGATTTGGTAAATACTTAATTGAAATGGAAGACCTTTCTCGTTATATGATTACAAATGGTCTTTCTTCTGTAACTGAAGCTATTGGTTCTATCTTGGAATGCAATGGTCTTAAAGGTCAATATCATAATACTGCATTAATCATCGATGAAGCTTCTATTCTTGATGAAATGAGTACTCTTGGTATTGGTACTGATGATAACTTGAATAAATGGCATGATGCTGGTTTGGGTAAAGGCCTATGGGGCGATCAAGCAAATGTAATGACTTATCGCAAATTTGCTAATACTAAACAAATGATGGATACTTTCACTGGTAAGTACGGTCTTCAACTTATTAAGAAGAACTATAATGTTGGTTTAGCAGAAGCTGCTGAACAAGAAGATGTTCAACTTAAAGTAGAACCTACAGATCAAGTTATTCATGAAAAACCAGTTGAAGCTAAAAAGGTTTCCAAAGCCGATAAAAAATTCATTGCTGATGATATCGAATCCGAAGAACTTGGTGATGAATTAGATAGCATGATGGGCTTTGGTGATGTTGAAAACGATGATTCTGATATCGATCTAGAAGAATTCCAAGAATCTGTAGATCCTCATCAAAAACATCTTCAATATTTAAGAGACATTGCGTCTGGTAAATATGATAAAGATTTAATGTAATTCAATTACTAATTTTACTTGGAGGTAAAATACTATGGCATTGTTCCGTATTAATGAAGAAGCATCTGAAGATCAAGCAAAAGGTAATATTGGTTTAGATAATGATGCTAAAAAAGGTTTATATTTAGCTGACGAATATGATGAAGAAGAAGAAAAAGAATTCATCAGCGCTGGTGATGAAAAAGAAACTAGCAAAGTAAATATTCCTGCAGCATTGGCAGCAAAAACTGCTGGTGGTGTAGCTCATGACGCTACTGAAGATAATGGTGTTAATGGTGTTAGCGAATCTTATTCTAGAAGATCTGCTCGTGCTAGACTCTTTTCTAAATAATAATTAATAAAAGCATTGCCTAGAGATTCATTCTCTAGGCAGTTGTTTTCTAAATTGGAGGATATTGATATGATTTTTTCTAACCATGATAATGGTATTTTAGATGAAGCAACTTCTATCGTTGGTAGCTCTAAAATGCTAGTTCATGAAAACACAGAGTATTTTCCAGAATTAGTTATTATTAGAGAAAGTAAAGAAAAGAATTGTAATATCATCAGAATTGAAGACTTGGTAGAGTATGCAACTTCTAATGGTATTACAAATGGTACTCAAGCAATCATTAATGTTTGTGAAGCTAGCGATGTTAATCCATCTACTATTTCTTTATCTTTAGATGAAGTTAGTGCATATGCTGATCAAGAAATGCTTGATACTGCAAAACAATTTAAAGAAGCAGGATTTCAAATTTTCTTAAATCCAATCTCTAAAAACGATCCAGTATATGAATTAACAGAAACTACTTTTGATAAGATTCATGATCTTATGCAACGTGGTGATGATATTGGTTCTGATGAATTATTAGATGCTTATCTTAATGATGATTTCGAAACATTGAAAGAACAAACAGATATCAATCCGCAAAATAAGATTCTTCAAAAACTCAAAAGAGTACCACAAGAAGTATCTTCCAATATTAATGATAAAGAATATCTTGGTAAGAAAATGGCTTCTATGAGAAATCTTTATTATTCTTTAAGAAATAAAGCAAATGGAGATTCTCCTACAAACATGGATACTTCTACTGTAAAGGCATTAATGAATAAAACTCAACAAGCTATTGGGTTTGTAAGAGCTAAATTGAAATAATAATAACTGATTTTGAAAGTTATAATAATTACATTATAATAAATCTTTGGAGATATAGATTTTTCATCGGATTTTATATCTCTAAGCAATGAAAATAATTTATAAATTATTACTTAAAATCATTATGATCATAATGGAGGTATTTACCTATGTTAATCACTGAATCTCAGTTGAACCGTACTGCTGGCTTCAAAGGTATTCTTGACGAAGCTGTGTACTTGAGCGAATCCGAAGCTGCTCTTAACCCTATTGCAATTCCAGTAGTTGAAAACACTCGTATTGGTGCTGCAGTAGTTAACTTCTCCGATGTTGAACGTTTGGCAGAAGAATCCTGCATGGATTACTTCGAAGCTGTTGATGCTATTGCTGAAGCTAACCAAATCTCTGTTGACTCCATCGCAGTTGCTATTGATGAAGCTCGCATCATCATGAACCCTGAATTAGTTAACGAATGCCATAACGTAGTTGTTCGTCCTATTAGCGAAAACTCCGATGCATACATTTTCGTTGACATGATGCTTGAAGCATTCGAAAACACTGGCGACGTTACTTTCATGAACATGATTGTTAACGAAAACGAAGGTGGTACTACTGGCGAACAAGCTAAACAAGTAGAAGGTGCTACTACTGATAAAGCTGCTGCTGATGCTGGCAAAGGCGAAAAAGAAGTAGGCAAAATCCGTCAATGGTTAGAAAAAATCAAAGAATATGCTTACAACAAACCAAAAGAATGGATTGCTAACAAAATTGCTGCTCTTAACGCTAAAGCTGAAGACTACAAAAAGAAAACAGCTGAAATGGGTGACAAAGCTCCTTGGTACCGCAAAATTTTCGATATGATCGCAAAAGCTGTTGCTTACTTGACTTCCAAAATGACTGGCGATGATCGTCGTAAAGACGCTGCTGCTGCATTAAAAGAAAAAAACGCTAAAGTTGCAGCTGAAAAGAAATAAGAATCGAAGATAATATAGAGATATAATTATTTTTAGATAATCAATTGACCTAGGGGCTTAATTGCTCCTAGGTCTTTTTTGTGTTTCAAATACCTATGACACTTTAGTAATCTATTCATAAAATGTAATGAGGTATTTATAATATGGGATATTTTAAATCTTATAGTTTGATAACAGAAGATACTAAATCATTTTCTTCACTAGATATCTATATTAAAATAATTAAAGATATAGCTATATCTACAATTATAGGACAAGCTGTCAAGATATTTGTAGAAAATAGAGTCAATGATGACTTTGCTATCAAACTTGAATCATATAAATCTAATAAAAAATTTTACGAGTACTTATCCAAAGAGATATCCAATATATACAAAAAGAATCCAGAATATAGACGGATGAGTTATGAGGAATATCTAAAGACTCCTATGTCTAAAAAGATGAAGGCATTCTATAATAAGAAAGATTTTAAAACTATAGCTAAAAATACAAAAGATGCTCTAGCTGCTGGTATAATAAAATTCTTAACGTCAGCAATGTTTAAATTTCCTGGTGGTAAGGCTATGATAATTCCAATATTCTATGTATTGAATACTAATCATATTGGACTTGGTAAAAGCTTTATGTATGTACCAATAGAAATAGAAGGGGCTCTTACTGTATTAGGATTAAATTTTGGTAAGAGTGGCAATTTGTTCATCAATGAAGTTGAATTATTTAGCTTCGATGAAAAAGATGATGTTGTTCGAATTCCTATAAAACGTCCTCCAGCAAAACTTTATCAACTAACAAAAGAAGAGATGAAAAAAGTAGTCGCTAAAATGGAGAAATATAAGAATAAGAAAACTGATAATCCAGAGCAATTACTGATTGATTATATTAAAGAATTGAGAGATGACTTATGCTAAAAGATGAATTTTTTAATGCCATCTCAGAATCATATGAATTTGATGCTATATTAGAGATGGCACAAGATAATAGAAATATGCTTCTTTGGATGTATGAGAATGGATACATCTCTCAAGAGTATTTTGAAGAAGCAGAAAATTCTGGCAATGATCAATGGCGTATAGATAATATCACTGCTATTAAAACTAATCTTAAGAAGTTTAAAGATTATGCTAATGATCAAGGTAAAAAGAATAATGAATGGCTAATCCAAAATAGAGATTATCTTGTAGATTTCCAAAAATATCCAGTGAAAAGTGGTGCAAATATTCAAAATGCTCCATCATATACTACAGCTTTTGCTAGAATAAAGAAACCGTTAAGTTCTAATATTAGTGGAGTGGATCTTAAAAGAGTTACTATTCTAGATACAAAGAATAATACTCTTCAAGGAGATGCTAAAAAAGCTGCAGATTATAAAAATAATCTATGGTTTAAGAAAATGCTAGTAAATGAATATGATGGACAAAGCGACTTTGCTAAATTTGCTAGAGACTTTTATTATGGTATAGATAAAAAAGTCAATATGCAATCTCAGGATATTCAACAATTAATTCCTAAAGCATATAACTTCTGTACTACTTATAATACTTTAATAAAATCTTTTGAAACAGATGTGAATGGTATTATAAATTATATTAATAGAAATCCTATTACAGGGAATCAAGAACCTAATTTATCTCCATCTCAATTAGCAGCTAATAAAACTGCTAATGCTGTAAAGCAATCTAATACTCAAGGTATGGCTTCTACAGCACCATTAAATGCAGATACTGATTATTCATTATTCTATACAAAATATTTTAAAGATCTATTAAATGAAGATGATGCTAATAAGACATCTACAGCAACTCCTAAGATGACCTTTGATAATAGATCTTCTAATAATAATCAAAATAATTCTAACCAACAAAACACTTCTCAGAATAACCAACAAGCTAAACAAGATCCTGAGGATAGTGAGACTGTTATTTATAATAAGAAGAAATTGATTTGTGATATTTTGAAACAAGCATTAAATGCTAAAATGACAGCAGCTGGAATGTTATATAGAGATTTGTTTTCTTATATGCAAGCTCATGTGAATAGCTATAATAAGAATAAGCAAGCTCCTTCCCAAACCCAAAATAATAATAATCAAGAGAAGGCAAATACAAATCCTAATAAACAACCAGCTCCTAATACTGATGAAAAGGCTGGTGAATAATATGGCTTTATTTATATTAGATGAAGCTAGGGTTATTAAAAATATTGAGGGTATTGTTCGTAAAGTAAAAAGAGTAACATCTGGAGATGCACATCATGCTCCAAATATGAAAAAATACGAAAAGACTTTTCTTGGAGATAGATTCACAGCTCAGCCTAAAAAAGCTGGTGACTGGAAGAATAAACAAGATACTGATGGAAATCCTAATAGCTATAAATAGAATATTACCCATACTCATTACGAGTATGGGTATAATTTTTAGTTCAATTATATACTATAATAGTGATATAGTGTTTATATAGTTTTAGGAGGATTTAGTATGGATATTATTTTATTTCCAGTAGAGACTTTGATGTGGACTTTACCAGCATCTATGGTAGCTGGTTATGGTTATTTTGCAGAAGCTAATAAAGAGTATGTAAATAATGAGCCAGATGATTTTACAGACTACTCAGATCGTATTCCTGAGAAAAAAGCAGAGGCCCATTATGATATCTCTTATTTTGAAAACAAATTAAAAGAGCAATTAAAAGCCAAAGAAAATAAAGGGGAATAACTCTCCCTTTTATTTTTTTTTCTAAACTCTCCACAAATCTCACTTGACCTTACTATAATAGAAAATAAGTAAAAAGAGAGATGGTGATACATAATGATTATAGATATGCTATTTCTATTTGCAATACACTGTTTAGCCGACTTCCCACTTCAAGGAGAATATTTAGAAAAGAATAAAAGAAAATCTTTATATCTATTAACCTGTCATTGTATTTTGTATGCGTTTATTGTTTGGGTCGGTTTTTGTATTATAACAGGAGCAAGGTTTGCTGATTATTTTAGTAGGGTTATTTTCTTAATAATTCTTATATCTCATATATTAATAGATTTTGGAAAATGCTATGCTATGAACTCTTTAATTATAGAGAGACTAAATGGGATGATTAGTAATGAAAAGTATAGAAGATTAGAAGCTACGCTAAATAGATTCGATCAATTATTTCATATTCTCATTCTTTTCCTCATTTACTTTTGCAAGTAATGACCACTTAGTAATTGAATTATGAATATAGGAGGAAAAGATGAAAAGATATCCTTGTCCCTATTGTAGCGAAACTTATCATAGAGATAATTTAGTAAAGCATATAGAACGAAAACATGATGATGAAATTCCAGAAGGATATACTGCATATAGATTGGTATATGATATTGTGAATAATAAACATGGTCATGGTAATTGTACTGTATGTGGAAATCCTACTAAATGGAATGAAAAGCGTCAAAAATATGAACGTCTATGTGGTAATCCAAAATGCTATGAGACTGTTAAAAAGACTTATCAAAAACGTATGATGAAAGTCTATAATAAGACCCATCTATTAGATGATCCTAAACAACAAGAAAAGATGCTTGCTAATAGACGTATTAGTGGTAAATATAAATGGTCAGATGGTAAAGAATTTACTTATACAGGTAAGTATGAGCTAAATCTTATGAAGTTCTTAGATGAGGTACTGGAGTTTGATTCTTCTGAAGTAATTGCTCCAGGCCCTGTATTAGAATATACCTATGGTGGTAAAACCAGACATTGGATCACAGACTTTTTACTACTTCCTTATAATCTAATTATAGAGGTTAAGGATGGTGGTAAAAATCCTAATACAAGAACTATGACCGAGTATAGAGCTAAACAAATAGCCAAAGAAAAGATGATTACTAATATGGGTGAATATAATTATTTGCGTCTAACAGATAATGACTTCTCCCAATTATTTACAATGCTTGCAGAATTGAAAATGCAAACTGTTGAAGATAAAGTTACTTCAATTTCTAGAATAAATAAATAGGAGTCGATAATGAATATATTTACTAACTCTTTATCTGAATCTAAAGATAAAGCTTATAATAATTATAGCATAGAAGATTTTGAAACTGAGTTTAATGATAAATTCTATGATGCTGCTATCTCCTCTAGAAAAGAAAAGATAGAGTGGCAGAAAGACCTTATTACTAAATTTCAAAATAAAGCTTCTGATCTAACTTCTTCTTTAATGCAAGAACTAAGTGTGAAAGAAGCTATTAATAAAATTTTTAATTCTTCTAAAACTCTTAATGATTTTAGGACTTATGTTGCTAGCAAGACTATAGATAAGAAAACCCAAATATATTATATTGAGAAGAAAATAAAAAACTATCCAGAATTGGATATGGAAAGATATAATATAGGAGAGCTTAGATACGATATTCCTAAACTTACTGATGATATGAAATCTATATTAGATATTTATCTAAACAAAAAATATTGGTTAGGGAATGAGGCTATTAGAGCTATCAACTTTAGTCGACAAAAGGAATATGAATCTAAGGAAAAACTCATATCATTTTTTGAAAAAACATCTAAGAAATTTCATGGAACTGATAATTTAAAACCTTCTGAGATTATTAAATTATCAAATTCATATGATGCAGTTGTATGTAAAGACTTAGTGCAAGTAAAAAAAGATCATGAGGAATGTATAGAGTATATAGGAAGCATTAGGGATAAGGTAAACAAACTTTTTGTTGAATTATTAAATAAAAATTCTTCTGATAAAGTACTACAAAAAAGACTTAGAACAATACATAAAAGATTTATAGAAGATAGTTTATATTATACAAATATAATCAATAATTACAATTACTCTTCTATAAAATTTTATATTAATTATTACAAAGAAACTTCTAAAGTAATCCATAAAATCTTTATGGAAATAGAAGCTTTCAACAAATAGAGGATAACGTATATGGGATTATATATACTTGAATCGGCAAATATAGAAAGAGATTTATTAGAGTCTCTTTCTTTAAATACTGAAGAAAGAGAAGCTCTTCAAGAAGCAATCTTTTTAGAAGTAGAAAGATCAGGCGATGATCTTCTTATCGGAAATACTCCTAAAGAAATAGAACAGGCTGCTGGAGATGCATTTTATAGAAGATTAACAAAAGATAAAGAAAGTATGAAAGCTTTAGATCAGATAATGAGGGATAGAGACGACTATACTAGAGAAAAACTTAGGAGAGAAATAGAGCACGCTCCTAAAACTTGGGTAGCTTCAAAAATTGCTGCTTTCAGAAGTCTTTATACTAAATTAGAAGCTGAACTAGATCAAGAAAAGAATATGGGAAGGACTAATCTTTTAAGAAAGATTATGAGAATTTGTATTAAAGTTCTTGATTGGTTAGCATTTAGAATGCAAAAATTAGGTAATAAGATTACGATAGGTCCAAAAGGCAATTATGCTGGTGATCATGTTAATAGATATCGTAATAGAGAATATAACGGTAGAGTTAGAGCTATTCAGAAGAAAATCGGAATTGCTGTTAATGATAATCTCACATATCATGACGATTATGACGCATAGCCCTTTTATACTCTGCACATTATAATAATCTTTAAGATTACTTGTTTTATAATATATTATGAAAAGGAATGGTGACCTTAATGCGCGAAGGCAAATTTGTCAAAATCATCGCTCCAGGCGGTGCAACCTTAAATTTTGTTGGTGTTACTGGCACTACAGAAAAAGTATTAATGGAAGTTTCTGCGGTAGCTAAATTATGCGACCGTGGTTGTCAAGTATTTGAAATCAAAGAAGAAGCTGCTGCTGAAGAAGGTAAAGAACCAAAAGTTACTTATACCCCTCTTTATAACAACTTTGATTTAGTATCTGGTGTAGAACTATTTACAGAAAAACAAAAAGCTGATTTCGAAAAACGTGGTTTCAAAGAATGTAATGAAGATAATGGTGGTAATCACCAAATTGATTCTAAAGAATTAGAAGATATTTTGGTTACAGATATCGAATCTATTATCGAAACACTCAAACATAATGAAGAAACAGAACGTATCGAAATTATTTCTGAAAAGCTTAAAAAACATATTGCTGAATTAGATGCTCAAGAAGAAGTTGAAACAGAACCTAAAACTGAAGAAGAAATTGTTGAAGAAAAAGCATCTGCTCGCTTCAAAAAACACTTCAAAGATTTAGAAGAAGAAGAAAAAGCTAAAGAAGCTGAAGCTGCTAAATCTGAAGAAGAAAAGGCAAAAGAATCTGCTTTAGATAAAGGTATTGTATACCGTCAACTTCCTCGCTTTGGTAATAAACCTTCTTCCTCTTCCTTCCGTTACAACGAAGAAGGTGGAATAGAAGAAGATACTTCTGATAAATCCGGTGCAAATCCTAAATCCGGTGCTGATACTGGTGTAACTCCTGCTGGTTCTGATGAACATACTACATCTCCTAGCACTACAGAACGTACTGAAACTGGTGAAGCTACTCATGAAGCTACTCCTGGTAACCCAGAAACTACTGGTTCTACAACTTCTGGTAAACCTGGTAAAAAGAAAAATGATAGCCAAGCTCCAGACGAAGCTACTTCTCCAGGTAGAAGAGCAGAAGAAAATCCTACTCCAGTTGTTCCAGGTCCAATACAACCACCTCATCAACCAGACGATCATTTATAATAGCTAATATAATATATAATTAGAGACCATCCCTTAATTGGGAAGGTCTCTATTTTAAAGTTGGATTAATAAAGTGAGAATGTTATAATGGCATTATTTATATTAAATGAAGATAAAGCCATTCTAGACAATATAGCTTTAGATTTAACAAATTCTTTGACAGAAGAATCAAAAAATGTATACATGAAAAGCCAAGTACAAAAGCAAAAGATTATTGAAATGCTTAATGCTGGAATCAAGGCTAATGGTGATATGAGTAAATTAACTAAGATTAATGGGCTTATAATGCACGTTGATGATCTAACATGGTTAGAGAAGAAACAATTGCAGATTGAAGATAAAATCAAAGAATATTCTAAAAAACTTAAATCTAAAGAATCTGGAATGTTTTCAAAAGTATGGACAAAAGTAAAACAGTTCTTATTGAAAATCGTAGGATTTATAGTTAAGGCTATTAATAAACTTTATAAGAATATGAAATTATCTTATAAGGCTAGTAAACACTTACACGACAATGATGCTACATCCCTTATTGATTTAGGATCTAAGGCTGACGAAATAGAGGATAGAAATATTAAACGTAAAATTGCTAGCCGTTCTGCAGCTCTTGTTAGAAGTCAAGACAAAACAGAAGATTCTAGATTCTGGGGTCAATATACTAAAAGAAATCTTAATAGATAACAAAGGAGAATATAAAAATGGCATTATTTGTAATTGAAGAGTCTCGTTTTTTTTTAGATGAGATTGCTGATGATATCACCGTTTCTTTACAAGAAGAAGCTAATAAGTTTGCTAAAGAAGTTGGAGCTCAAGCTATTCTTAAAATGATCAATGCTGGGATCAAGGCTAATGGTGATATGAGCAAACTTGTTAAGATCAATGGTATGATTCAGCATGTCGAAGATCTTAACTGGCTAGAAATTCTTCAAATGAGAATGGAGAATAAAATTCGCGAATATAATAAAAAATTAAAAGAGAATGATGACAAAACCGGAAGATTCTCTAGAATATGGACAAATATTAAAAAATTTTTATTGAAAATTGTGAATTTTATAACTTCAGCTATAAATAAATTAGTATCTGCTAGTAAATTAACATACAAAGCAGCAAAGAATGTTGCTAGTGGAAATCTTACAGATTTTACAGCCATCCCTGCAAAAGCTCAAGAAATAGACGATGATGAAGTTAGATATAAAATAGCTTCTAGAAGCGGAGCATTAATAAGAAAATATGGTAAAGATAGAACTAATGCAGCTGGTGCCAAACTCTTTATGAGTTAAGAGAAATTTTAATATCTAATAAAATTAATTATATGAGAAGAGCTATTACGGCTCTTCTCATATCCTTGTGTTTAAATATGATGACACTCTGATAATATAAAATGGAGGTCAGATTATAATGCAACAATGGAACTTCAAGGTCTCAGGCAAAGTATTAATTCCTGGAGAGAAATCAGATGGTCTTATAATTAGACCTGAGAACTTTAAAAATATAATCCGTATTAGTGATTATGAAAATAAGAATATGCCTACAATGTTAGCACACGTTAATTTAGACAAGAATCTTTTTGATAAGATTATTGCTAATGCTAAAACTGCTACAATGTATTTAAAAATAGATAAGTATGATACTAATCAAGAATTAGAAACTCCTACTGTGGAATCTTATATAGAAGATGAGTTCTCTATCTTTGTATCTAATGATATAAACTATTATAAAGAATTAGATTACAAAGAAAAAGATGAAGGTGGTAAAGATAAACAAGATGTGTATAGAGAAGCATATCTTGGTTTGATGAGTAAGAAATGTATTGATGCTAATAAGACTGTAGCAAATACTACTATGATGGATACTCATATGATGAATATCTTAAGTTCATATATGAGCAATCTTCATCTCTTAATAGAACCCTTCCAATATAATAGAGTTCAACAACAGCTTATTATTCCACCAACAGATACTCTTGTTTCTTTAGTATCTTATCTAAATTCAGTAGAAGTATTCTATCCTACAAAGTATCAATTCTTTATAGATGAGCCATTCTGTACTTACCTAATATCCAAATCTGGTAAAGGCGTTCCTATGAAGAATGAACGTTTTAATGACGTTATATTTAATATTAGAGAAACAACTGATCCTAATACTGCTAATCAAGGTATGAATATAGATACAGAGCGAAATCACTATTATATAGATTTATCTGTAACCGAAACAGCTTATAAGATCAATCATGATGTAGCAAAGGTAATCAATAAGTTTGATGCTATTATCAATCCATCAAAAGATAATAGTATTTTAAGCTATGATAATATTGCCAAAACAAAAGCATATATTGATCGTATAGTAGAGAAATTTAAAGTAATGATTAAAAAGATGATTAAGAAGATGGGCAATGTTCCAGAGAAACTTAATCATTGGAATGATATATTTAAAAACAATGTGCTTAATAAGGCTAAAGAGTTAAATGAATATCAAAACAAATTAACTCAAACAGTTATGCAACAGGCATCTGGTTTTCCAACATCAGTTCCAGCAAAACCTGGTAAGGTTACTATAAACGTACCAGTGGTACAAAGTGCTTTTAAATCTATTACTAGTAAATTCCTTGGAAATGGTATATTAGGATTTAATAAGCAATA